CCTAAGAAGAAGCCAAAAAAGAAATAAATGAAATCTGCTTGGTTTAAAAAATGTAAGACGCAAGAAGACAAGGACAAGATCAAACAAAAGATTATGTCCAACTCAGAAAGTCTTCTGCTTCTCGAAGAGATTCTTGAGTCTATGCTTGAGGATAGACCGACTACGGCTGACTATGACAGCCCTTCTTGGTCTCACAAAATGGCTGATCGTATCGGCTACAACAGAGCACTAACCCAAGTGCTCGATCTTATTAACCTAGATAAGGAATAAAACTATGGTATTTACTGATAACACTGCAACCACACAGGAAAATCAGAACAACGAGACTCAAGGTCAGGAAACCCCTTCACAGGAATCCTTTCTTGATAAACTCGTACAGGCGAAGGGAGAGAACTGGAAAAACCCTGAAGTGTTAGCTAAAGGCAAATTAGAAGCTGATGGCTACATTAAAAATCTTGAAGACCAACTCACTCAAATGAGGGAAGACTTGAAGAAACAGGAATACAAAAACGAAGTTCTTGACCAGCTTCAGACCAAGGCCGCTGAAACTACTGCAGCGACTAATGAAGTGCCTAATAATAACAGTAGCACTAGAGACCAGAATACCACTGCAAACTTTAGTGAGGAAGACCTGAAGAGCCTTGTAGAAAAGACACTTGGTCAGCGAGAGTTAGAAGCCAAAGTTAATGGTAACTTACAACTTGTTGATAAAGAACTAGAGGGAAGTTTTGGTACTGAAGCCAAGGCTCAAATCGAAAGGAAAGCTGAAGAGCTTGGTATGTCAATAGATCGTTTACGTGATATTGCTGCTGAGTCACCTAACGCCTTCTTCGCTCTTATAGGTGAGAACAAACGTCCTGTCAGCCCTATGGTTGCTGGGTCTGTTCGAACTGAGGGTGTCAATATGCAATCCTCTACGGAAAGAGATTTTAATTATTATCAGAAACTTCGTAGAGACAATCGTAACTTGTACTATTCTTCCAAGACGCAACAACAAATGTTCGAGGACAAATCTCGTCTTGGTGAAAAGTTTGGTGCATAATAAAGGAACTTAGACATGGCAATGACCACATCTAACACTTCGTTCCTGCAACGTGCTCAGGTCTACTCATCAGAATTAAAAGAAATTCTGCGTGATGAGATGATGGCACAAAGATATGTTCGTATGCTTGACGGTTTTCCTGACGGAAACACTTTCAACATTCCTTCTATCGGGCAGGCACAAGTGGACAACTACACTGAGGACAGTGCTGTTACCTACCGTCCATTAGACACAGGTAACTTTACATTCTCAGTCGATAAGTATCTCTCATCAGCTACTTATATGACCAAGAAAGCAGAGCAAGACACATTCTATTCTTCAGAATTAATGTCACGCTTTGTACCTGAACAAGAACGTGCAATCATGGAACATTTTGAGACAACAACTCTCGCTGCTCCAGAAGCAGGTGTATCCGCTAACTCAGAGGAAACACTAAACGGAATTAAAATGCGTGTTGCAGCATCTGGAACAGGTGAGCTAATCACCTTGAAAGAATTTGCATATGCTCGTTTTGCCCTTAAAAAGCATAACGTTCCAGACAACGCTTTGGTTGCTGTCGTTGATCCTTCAGTTGAATACACAATCAACACACTAGCTAACCTAACAAACGTGTCAAACAACCCACGTTTCGAAGGTATTGTTCGTGATGGTATTGCAACTGGTATGCGTTTCGTAGCAAACGTGTACGGATTTGACGTATACTGTTCAAACTTCTTAGCCGATGCTACTGATAGCGGTTTAGAAGAAGCGTTTAGCACTAGCACTGGTGACTTCTCAAGCACCAATGGTAAGGTTAACCTATTCTTCTCAGCAGCACAGGAAGTAAACCCATTCGTGGGTGCGTTCCGACAGCAGCCTCAAGTTGACTACGACTACAACAAAGATCACCAACGTCACGAGTTTGTAACAACTGCTCGTTATGGTGTCAAGTTGTATCGTCCTGAAAACATGGTTCGTGTTATCACGAAACCAACAGTAGCGTAAGGAGGTAGATTAATGAGTTATGTAAACGCAGACGGTCTAGAAGTTCTTACCGCAGGTGAACAGGGAACTCCAGCAAAGCGTGGAACTTCTCTTTCAAGTCAGAAGAAATCATTAGTGATGAAT